ACCTGCTTTCTGTAAACATACATGTAATTCTCTCTAATCTCCTTTTCGATTTCTGGATACTGCTTGATGTGCATATCCATGTTTCTTGTGACAAGTTCTTGCCATGTCTCTCTTCTCTTTAGTTCAGGAATATACTTAGCGTATTTCATATACACTGTAATTTCCGATAAAATCCTGTTTGAAATGTCCATTGTTAAAATTTTAAATGTGTTTTTTTTATCAAAAAATCGTTGATTTTAATGATAAATATATGGTCGGCATATAACCGACCATTAGTTTTAATAAAAAAAAAATAAGTTTTTTTTAAAAAAAGTAGATATTTAATTAAGTTGTTTTTTGCTGTGCTTCTCTTTCTTTTCTTTTCTCAAGAAGCTCCTTAACTCTATCTCTTTTTCTTTCTTCTTGTTGTTCTTCAAAACCTAAGAAAGTCACCGATGACTCAGTGTCAATCTCCAATAATTCATTGTTGAATTTACAGTTTTCAAAAACAACTCCGTCCTTACCCAAACGAGATTTGGTGATTGCAATTGTTGCCAAGTTCATCTCCTTTTGTTGAAGTGTCTTAGCCACAGTGATGATTACGTGACCAACCTGAGCCTTTTTAATTGAGCCACCCATTTGGTCAGTCGTAACAACTTCAGACGAAATTGAAGACCTATTACCTTGTGTAGCAGTCCATCCAACGAGATTCAATTCGTGACACATGGCCTCGAACCCTCTCATTACAGAACCTTCGGCTTTCCACTCATCTTTTGAAGATGATTCAGGTAGAACACAATCAATATAATCCAACAAAATCAAATCAATCTTGTTTCCTTCAGCAATCATTTTTCTGACTTGATTCTTAATTTGATTCATTGTCATGGTATCAGACGCAAGTTTCTTGAGGACCAATTTGTTTTTCATTGTCTCTTGAATCTCAGTAATCTTTGACATAACCTCTTCTTTGTGGTTAGCAAGATTATCAGGTTCAATACCAGTCCATATTGTGAAGTGTTTTCTCTGAACAATCTTTGGGTTGTCCTCAAAGAATACTTGAAGAACATTATAACCCAAATTGAATGCTGTGTTTGCAATCTTGGTAAGTATCGTTGTCTTTCCAACACCTGTCGGTGCTAAGATAACTCCAATCTCACCTTTTGCCAAACCACCCTTGAGAAGTTTGTCAATTCCAACAATACCCATAGGAATTGGATGACGATAGTCTTCTTCTAATACAGTATCAAGACCTGTGAAAATATCTGAAGTCCCCTTGTCAGTTTGACCAACCTGAAGAGCGTCTCTTACCAAACCTTCAACCTTATCATAAGATTCAAAGTCACCTTCGGTAATAATCTTCTGAGCTCTGTCCATAGCCTTCTGAAGTTCTTGTTGTTTACAAAACTTCAAAGCCTTTTCCTGAACAAAGACAGTCCCTTCAAACGGAGCTTCCTTTACTTGTTTGATTGTGTCCAACACAATCTTTGCCACAAGTTCTTGTGTTATTTCAGATTTAACAATCTGTTCTAATGTATCGAAGTTTGGGGTTGACTCATATTTCGAAAAGTATTCTTTAATCATCTGAATAATGATTTTGAAATACTTGTTATCGAAATACGAAGATTCAATTACATCCATAATAGATGATGAAAATTCCTTATCTTCTATAATTTGGTTTAATAATTGTAACTGAAACTGATTGCCTAAATAATCAAAATTTTTATTCATAAATTGAAACTTACCCCTCTATAATATTAAATACTTACTTACTCAAATCAAATTCCAAATATTGGTAACTTAATTCAGGATTTGAAAAAATGTCAGTCAATTCACGAAGGACATCTTTTAAAAATGGTCTTACATCAACCGTATAACGAACTTTTGGTGGAAACTTTTTTCCGTCAAAAATTCTCTGACAAATTGTCTGTTCTCCAACCTTAACAAAAAGGTTAAAGATTTCAGGACCTTCAGTGAATGAAGTCTCCATAATCTTTGGGTCATGAATAATAGACTCTTTATTATCCATCATGTAGATAACCGTCTTCATCTTAAGATAATAGTCAAGCTCTTCTTTGAGTCCTTTAATGTATTCATACAACTCAAATGAGTTTTTAGCTTTCGGGTTATACCCTCTTACATTAAAGAATCTTTGAACGACGATGTTGTCGTTTAAGGTAAGCAAAAATTCCATCTTAGTGCTGTCTTGCTCTTTCATAGTTTTAATTTTTGTTTGTGTTTCGTTTTTCTATTTAAAAATATCGTCAATATTTTCTGTTATTCCTAATTTCGCGTCTTCAAAGAAAATAACAGAATGTTTATTTGTAACTTCTTCATCGGTAAAATAATATAGAGCCAAAGAGTATCTATAAACATCTTCAGGTGTGTTCAAAGGAATTGGGTGCCCGTGAGGTGCGTCTTCTATTGAAAAAATAACCGCTCTGTTGAAAATTGGTTCGACTTCTATATGTTTCTTGGTAGAATTTTCATCCCAAAACTCTAAGTTTCCTTCCCATTCTGATTTCCAATTTTCATTCAAATAAATTAGTAGGTTTAAATTTCTCTTCCATTTTTTACCTGGATGTTCATTATAATCTATATGAACAGAAAGTTTACCACCTTTTTTTATTTTGTGTATTCCTCCTCCTAACATTATTGGGTCTCTATATAACTTTTCAAATCCTGTCAAATTTTCTAAAAACTTTAAAAATGGTTCTGAGTTCATATATTCAGTAACCATGTTAGTAATTGGTAGTTTTCTTGAAAATTCCATCATGTCTGTAGTATCAGTTGGATAATAAAACTTATTTACCTCGAACGGTTCAATCCATTGTTCTTGATTGGAATACCACTCATCATGTTTTTTTATTTCATTTAAACAAGATTGTAATAAAAATTCAGGTAAAAAATTATCAATTACAATATATGGGAAAGGTTTTGCAGTTCTGTATTGAACTTTAAATTTTTCAGATAGGGAATAATCAATCATAGTTTTCGTTTTTCTTTTCTAATTAATTTCATGAATGGTTTTAGGAAGTTTACCCAAGCCTCATCATTCTTAGGTAGGTAATTAAAGAGACCGTCTTCCATCATCAGTCTCATTAAATTCTTATATCCTCTGTCAGTGGGGTCAATTGTATCGGTGTGAATTTGCTCTACAAGTTGTTTTCCTTCATCAGTGATTAACGGATTGTTAAGGTCAACAATTTTAGAGTTTGTTGTATAAAACTCTTCTCCAAGTATACCACTTTTTGTCTTGCCTGTCAAAATATTTGATAAACTTTTCATAGGTTTCTTTTGCGGGATATTTCGTGCAATATCCAACAATTCTTCGACAGTGCAGGATTTTTCCCGCATTTGTGGGAATAACTTGACAAGTGTTTTTTCACCCAATCCCTCAATACCTTCAATGTTATCTGATTTATCTCCCGTAAAGATTTTACACACGGTTACATTCTGATGAGGAATGTCCACCTTGTTAATAGAAATCTTATCGCCGTTTTTGAAATATTGTTTGTGAACAGGGGAATAAATTGTTACACGTTCAGAAATGAGTTGGGTTAGGTCTTTGTCGGCAGAGAATATAATAATGTTTTCTTGTGTAGCAATTTTACAGTAGTGGGCAATCAGGTCGTCAGCTTCGTTATTCATCATCTCAACCTGTCGCACGAACACCTCCTCCAAATACGTCTTTACTCTCGCCTTTTGTTGCAAGTAAGATTCATATTTGTAATCATTCATATCCTGTCTTCGGTTTCCCTTATACAACGGATATATACTTTTTCTTATTGAGGAATTGGAGTCTCCGTCCCAAAAGACTACGACTTTGTCGTGGTTGTGTTCATCCAAGAATCGGCGAAGAGTATTAATAAAATGATAAACACCCCCAACGTGAGCCCCATCATTATAAAGTTCTTTAACGCCGTGAAAGCCAATCTTAAAAAGGTTATCACCATCTACCAATAAAGTTTTAGACACATAGTTTATTTAAAGGGTTACTAATCTTCTCTCTCTTCTTTTAAATCGAAATCACCATCTGCTCCGATGATATCTTTCCAATACTCGGCATGTTCCTTTTTGTATTTTTCAATTGAAGCCTTCTCTTCTGACGCTTCTTTACCTGCTAAAAATCCGTGTGGTGTAACGATAATTCTACCATCATCAAACCCTAAACCATTAATGTGGTTCTTCAATACAGATACCTTACTTCTAACTGCAAACTTAACAGAACGTTTGTCCTTGGTTGCAGTAATCTTAGTTGTTCCCGCACCTTTTTGATTACCAAATAAGAACACCAATGATGAGTTTAACCATACAGCGTTTCCACCTTTAGCCATGATTTTTGGTTGACCGAATGGATTATCAGGTAATTCAACCCAAGGTTGGTTGATAATAATTAAGGTGTTTTCCCATTTAGAATCTGCCTTTCTTGAACCTGAAATTCTTTGGTTGATACCCATACCAATCTTGTCTGATAATACAGAGGCGTTGTGTTGTTTACCACCTTTACCATCGAAGGTCATCTTACACGGCACAGAACCCACAGAATCCCATATAAAGCATAAGCTTGGTGATTGTGGTCCATCTTCATCTTCATAGTCTAATTCACCCTTTTCCTGAGCATCTAACAATGAGTTGATGTAGTCAGTAATTTGTTCAATATAACTGAAGTTGTTATTGAAGATGAAAAATCCACCCCAATCCATTTCTCCTGTTTCTTCATCAACTACTTCCTCACATTCAAAACCCATAAGTTTTGCGTGGTCGAAAGACCACTTTTGTTCTGTGATGATAAACACAGGTAGTATCTTTTTCTTTTGACAATCAACAGCGGACTTAATTGCCGCAGTTGTTTTACCTGTATCTGAATGACCCAAGAACATATTCAAGTGTCCAATTGCAGGTCCTGGAAGACCCACAGCATCCAAGAAATCTCCACCTAAGTCAAGAAACCTTTGAGGCTTATATTTTGCTGAAGTTGAAAACTTCTCTTTAACTTTATTAAAGTTGTTCTTCTTGATTGCCATTTTCTATTCTTTTAATGTTTGGTAATTTGTTTTCTTTCGGTCTTTTGTAGAAGATACTATCTTCTTCGTATAACGTGCCAATTTCCTCTTCGTGGAAAGTCACTAATCTAATGTGTAGTTCTCCGTCTTCATCCTCTTCTTTTAACATACCAAAAAGGACGGTATCACCAATTTGTTTACTTCTACCTGAGAAGTAATTTTTATCTTTTAATTGACTTAATATCTCGTAAGACAATACTTTATTATCTCTTGATTGTATTTCAATTTCTTCTTTAAATGTCATATGAAAAAAAATAAGGGTGGCTTTCACCACCCTTGGTTATAAAATTAGAACGGTAAATCAGTATCTACCTCTGAATCTTCTTGTGGGTCAGCAACCTTTTCTTTAGATTTACTTCCACCAACTGTTGTTGTTTCAACAGATGAATCACCATAAACATATCCACCTTTTTCGCTATCCCATTTTGGAGTTTCACCACGAGCGATAGACTCAAGATATTCTACAGGTTTTTTAGAATAAACATCTGTCCAACCTAACTCATCGTTAACCCAAGCATTTGCTTGTTCTTTTTCTTCATGAACAGGAGCTGGGTCATCATACATAATTGTAGACACACTTGTATATTCTTTACCAGCAGGTGTTTTAGATTTGGTTAACTCGATGATAAGGTCACGACCTTTTTCAGGGTCAGTGATGTCACCTTTGTTTCTCCAAATTGGAATGATTTTATCTAAGATACCATCATTCTTGTAGTTGTGTTTAAATCTCCAAAACTTTGGACCATCTTCTTCGTGGTCTCTATCGATTACTTTTACGATATAAAACTTACGAGACTTATATTGTTTCGCTAATTCTTTATCTGATTCTTTACCCGTAGACATCAACTCTTCGTAAACCTCATTCAAAGGTGAACGTTCGTTGTCATTTTTTCCTGGGTCATAGAACTTTTGCCATTGACCACCTACTTGGATTTCGTGATACCAAGCTTCTTTAAATGGTGATGAACCATCTTGAGTAGGAAGGATTCTTACTCTTCTTTGTCCTGATTTCTCTTTATCACCAAGGATTAAAGCGAAATACTTTTTCATTCTTTCGTCTTGCGACATTTTACTTTGGGCCCCGCCCGATGCGTTTTGTGATTTCTCATACTGTGCCAATACGGCGTCTAATACATTACTCATTTTTTAAATAATTAAAGTGTTTAAATTGAATTATAAATATAGTTGAAAGTATCTCTGATGTCAAATAAAAAAGGTCATCTTTCGATGACCTTCTAAGAATTTTAAACCATGTCTTGACCTGGTTGGAACGAACTCCTTATATCTGTTGGATTAATGTCTTCAACATCATCTGAAGTTAAAACGTAATCTTTTTTACCTGTTTTCTCCATCTCAATTTTTTTGTCATCAAAGAAATCTGATAACTTTTGGTTGAAAGGATATGAATCATAAGTTCTTAATTCTAACT